CTTCTGGGCAATTCTCATGGACTGCTCTTGATATACTAATACTCCATAGGTGGGCTTTAATATATCTTCAAGGGATTGATGTAGATAAGACACTTCGTCTCTTTTATGCTTTCTATCAACATAATGCTGGGTCATTGATTTCCCATCAATAGTTGCCTTTAGGCAACCCGGTCGGATCAGTGCAATCAGCGCGGCTAATTCTTCTAGATTAGAAGGCTCTAATTTTTTAGACCAGTTCCTGCCCAGATTACTTTCTAGCTGGAAGATACCCTTTGTCTTGCCATCCTTAAATAAATCCCAAGTTTTCTTATCTTTATAATCAATCATTATCTTTTTCCAATTTTGATATCAAACCCTCATTTGTTTTTCATACATATAGCTTACCATCAGCAAACGCCTTTTCAAATTTCATGTTTCTATAAACTGCCCTTCTTGACTTTTGTAGTTTAATAAATATGTTGGCTGTATCCCTAACGTCTTGCAGTGCGTCGTGGGCATTCTCAGAAGAAAGACCCATTCTTTCTCTTAATGAATCCATGCTAATAGATTTGACATTTGGATCGCCCTCGGTCCATAACCATACGTCATCCATCACGTCGATCTTATAGATTTGATGAAACATCTTTTGGCATTCTCTTTTTTCATCCCAAGGGCCATATTCCTTACATAGTCTATCTACAATTTTCATATCGAATCCAATGATATTAAATCCAGCCGGAATGGGTGCAAAATAGGGCGTACCTTTCCAGTTATACTTATTAACAAACGTGCCAAACTTTTTCCAGACACCCTTTGGCAGAGGTGCTCTTGCAAGCTCTGCTCTTGTTCTTCCGTTTACTTTAAGCGCTCCATCTTCTACTGGCTCAACACCAGCTTCAATTGCTTTTTCGTCATCGAGGATGGGCCGCATTAGGCTATTGAATTCACCTTTTAGCCTAAAATTTCTCCCGTCTAATGCAATAGCAGCTATCTGAATGGGTTGACAGTGTAGGGGATTTCTCCCGCCCGTTTCAAAGTCGAATACGATGATGTCACGATTCATTAATTATCTCCTTGATTTTCATAAGCTTGTCCAAAAGATTGATACCTAAAATATCAAACTTCACATGTCCCAAAGCTTCTAGGTCAGCCATTTCTAAACCTGCAACCTTTTCGTTTCCGCTTTTAGGATTCACCATTGGACAAACTTTATTTAGCATCTCGGAAGAGATAACTACGCCAGCGGCATGTTTGCCCTGTGTTTTAAACGTACCTTCTATTTTTATTGCTTGATCGAAAAATTCAGCATAATCGCCGTCTAATTCGCCGTTTTGATTAATAAAACAATAGTCTCTTAATTCGTCAGCATTATTCATTAATGCCCATTTAATAATAGACCGATCATCGTCATCCATCTCCGCAAGCTGATCTGAGATTGAAGCCTCGTCTGGTATGGACTTAGTAATTTCGTTCATTTCTCCAAAACTACAAGCTCCATTGACTCTTAAAACTTCTTTAATAGCACTTCGACCTTGTAATCTACCAAACGTGATCATCTGGCTTACATTGCCATGACCGTATTTTTCTTTTAGGTAATATATGATCTCGTCTCGTTTATTTCCGGGAACATCAATATCAATATCTGGCAGTGAGATATGATCTTCTGTGTTTCGGCCAGAGTTGTAGAATCTTTCAAAAAGAAGATCAAACTCAATGGGATCAACTTTAGTAACACCGATGAGATAAGAAATCAAACAACCTGCGGCGGAACCTCTTCCGGGTCCAGATAGCCAACCCATGTTATCAACATAGTTCACGATATCTTGCACTATTAGAAAATAGCCAAACAAATCAGCATTATTGATAACTTCCAGTTCCATCAAAAATCTATTAAGATACTTTTGTTTGTCGTCAGCATTTTTGACCTTACCCTCTTGAACTAGAAGTTTTGTCCAACCCTCCCTACAGAGTTTTTTCAAATATTCTTCTTCCGGCTCACCGTTGGGCGTTGGGAAAACAGGGAGCATGGGCTTATTTAGAATATTATAATTCTCACATTTCTTATATATTTCTTTGAACTGATTAGTCTTATTATCTCTAAGAATTGACTCTGCTACTTGAATTTTATTCTTTAGAAAGAAATCATTTGACTCAAAAAAACTTTGGTTATCAACAGAACCACCACCCTTAATTATCTTGTGAATTTTAGGCAGGGTCGTTTTCATGCTGGAACATAGCATGATGCGGTGAAGATTAGCATCTTCTTTGTCTGTATAGTAAATATCCATGAAGGATTCTGACTTTTCATAAAAGTCTGCACCCTGTATTGGAGAATCTGCTACGTTCGTAGCGATTGAGATTAGATTTCCCAGAGAAGTGGTATCTAGCAATAGAGTACTATCAAGATGACCATTGTCGAGGGAAGAAATAAGCTGTATTAAATTAAGCCACCCCTGCTTGTTTTTGGCGAATAGAGAGAATCCGTCAAATGAGCAACCGATAATAGGCTTGATATTATTAGCTATACAGCATTGATAGAAAGAAACGGCACCGGATATAGATTTGTAATCAGCGATGCCGCAGGCAGGATAGAGATTTTCATCACATTTTTTTGCTAATTCTTTTGGTTTAGAAAAACCTCTTTGTAGTGAATAATGAGTATAATTGCACAGTGGAAACCAGTCCATATTGTTCCTCTTCAATGTTTGATATTCAAAAAAGTCGGTTTTGCGTTCGCTGTCATCTCGCTTGAGAACCGTAACTCAGCTTTAATGATGACAGATTTGGTTTTGCAGCTCCTGCCACCTCGCGTGAGAACCATAACTCAGCTTTAATGATGACAGATTCACCTTTGGGGGTGATCTATTCTATTATAGTCTACAAACAGCCTTTTGTCAATCCAATTTTGTAAAATACCTGTATTTGTGACTATTTATTCTCACCTCGATATACTAAAATCCTACCATTTTTTTTGTAGATTCCTCTTCGTTGATAAAGATAAACTTCTCTAGTTTTAGGATCTTCGTACTTGAAAGAGGCGCGTTCACCATCTTCTACGGGAACACATTTTCCATCTTTTTCCGCGTATCCTTCATTGCAATTGGGCGGGTATCCAGCCTTTTTATCTGCATCAGACTTCAGTTGCAAGTCTACCGCATCAACAAGGCTGATGCTTTCCGTGGCTTTACTCGTGCAAATAGCCGCTCTCTGGCCTTTATCTGGATATTCCTTCTTCATAACGTCATCACCCATACAGCGAGACATAAATTTTTTGGGGGGTTCATTCTTTGCTTTTTTTGGTATTGGCATAAAACGTTTCCTTTTAATGTCTATTATTGGGATACCATCTAGATTGACCTGTTCTATAATTAAACGTGTGAAACCCTTGGTAGGAAGAGAACCCCACCCCAATCCCCATTCTTACATATCTTCTATCTGGAGAGACAATAATGGGGCCAACATTTAAATTCGTTCCATACGAAAACCATTGAACGTGAGGATAGTATGTAACATTGTTGTGGTAATGGTAGCTATTGTGTGGATGTGAATGCCAGTGCCCATTGTGGCGATGTGGGAAATTGTTGTGTGCTGAACATATTTCAGTCGTAGAGATGATTAGGGCAAGAATAGCACAAGACCATAATACCAATTTTAGTAAATTTTTGTACATAAGTACTCCTTATTCGCAGTCGATGCTTGGTGGAAATTTTGTTGGCATTCCAATCAAATCTGAAAGCTGCTACCACATCCACAGCTTTTTGTTGCATTGGGGTTATCGAACTTAAACCCACGTTTAGAAATATCCGAATAATAATCCAGTGTTGTACCCTCTAAATAGAGAGCACTTTTTCTGTCTACAACCACATCTACTCCGTGCTGATTAGACATCGTATCTTTTGTGTCGTCATAGTCGTGATCTACTGTGAGGCTGTACTCAAAACCAGAACAACCACCGCCCTTAACTCCGATCCGTAAGTATTTTTCGTCGGAATCTTCAAGAAATTTTTTGGCCTCGGTAGCCGCTGTTTCTGTTAATGTTATAGTCATAAAATAACCTTTCCGTCTTGTTATACAAATAACTCTTTTATAATTCTTCCTGAGTTTGCGATCTTCATGGGGCGACCGCTGTTACTGGTAAACGTTGTCTGTAATGAAATGCCGAGTGCGTTACACACAGAAGCCATAACATCTTGTGAAGAATAGGGTGTCGTTTCAACACTCGTGCCATCAGAGCTAGTGGCTCCGACAGCCGTTCCCCCATTGATACCCCCTCCTCCAACAACAATGCTCCAGCTTCTAGCCCAGTGATCTCGCCCAGCGTTCCCATTGATACGAGGAGTACGGCTGAATTCACCCATCCAGATAATCACGGTGTCCTTTAAGATGCCTCTTTGTTCAAGGTCTTCTACTAAAGCACTCATCCCCTGATCTAACGTGGGAAGCTTGGTGTCTTTAAGGGTTGGGAAAATGTTTTGATGATTATCCCAGCCCCCAAGCCCCACTTCTATAAAGGGAACGCCAGCCTCAACTAAGCGTCTAGCCATCAAGCATCCCTTTCCGAAACTATTGTCTCCATATCTTTGTCGAATGGATTCGGGTTCTTCAGCTACTTTGATGGCGTTCATTTGTTTACTGGTTAGAACGTCAAACGTTTGTCTTAATGCTTTCTGGTGTTCCCCAGATAGCGAGCCTCTGTTGGAATTTATGAAGTTATTTTCTAACATATCTAATATATGCACACGTTGGTAAAATCTTTGGTCTATTTTCATATTTAGATTTCTGATCCTGCCATCGCTATTTACTACAAACGGTGCATATTGAGCACCTAAAAAACCGGCCCCCATACTGCCACCGTTCACGGAAAAGAACTGTGGTATTTTAATATCTTCATTCTTAAGCTGCTGGGAAATTACGGAACCGTAGCTGGGATGCTCAATGGTTGGATTGGGAACATACCCAGTATGCATATAGTAACGGCCTCTGGTATGATCTGCTTCTCGCGTACTCATAGACCGAATGATTGCCATGTTGTGCATCTGCTTCGCCATTAAGGGCATATGTTCGCAGATTTCGACATCCCCAGAGGTGGTAATGGGCTTGAATGGACCACCCATAAGAGAGTATGGCTTTAGATCCCAGATATCCATCGTAGACGGACCTCCCCCCATCCACAGCAGGATAGCTGATTTTCCGTTTTTCTTTAATTCCTGCTCATTGGCTTTGAGGGTTTGCGTTAATGCGAGTAACCCAGCAGCCGATGATAAAAAAGATCTTCTCTTCATTTACTTGCCCCCTCCATATCGCCCCTTTGAGTCACGATAAGATCTCCCTCTTGAGGGGGAATAACCTTTTGGGTAAGTACCACCTTCGGACGGGTGAAAGCTGGGGGTTCTGCCATCAAAGCCACGAGTTCGTCCTTGGCTACTACCTCGCGTCGGACTGCTTCCACGCGTAAAGCTTTGACGCAACCGTGGAAGGGCGGTTTTAAATTCCTTTAGAGAAATTGAACCATCATGGTTAGAGTCCATCCGCTTAAAAATAAGCTCCGCAATGTCGGTGGAGTGTGTTCGGGGGGAGTGTTTCTGCGATCCCCCATGAAACTTCACTGGTGGTTTTGTCTTTGAGGGATCTGCCTGTGCTTGTATCTCACGGGGCTGTACTAAACTAATTCCACAAAACAATACACAACAAGTTAATATTAGCAATACATTTTTCATATCTTATTTTCCTCATTTAGAATAAAAATTACCCAATACCTACATGGATATCGGTTAGGATGTTCTTTTCCTGGCTACCAGTAACTGGCATTGGACGGCCTTCTATGCCCATCCAAGTATTATTTCTGTGCAAGCCCATATGGTTCAATATAGTCCATCGTAAATCTGCTGGGCCACACTCTCCATCTTGAGGCACTTCGGCGTTGGCGTTAGATTTTCCGATAACACGTCCAGCCTCATATCCGCCACCGGCAAGCATGAGTGGTATGCTTCCACTCCAGTGGTCACGGCCTGCATTACTATTGATTTTTGGTGTTCTGCCAAATTCTGTAGCAACAACTAATAGCGTTTTATCAAAAAGACCTCTAACTTGTAGCTCATCTATCAAAAGTGCTATATATTTATCCAAAACCACCTGTCTGGATTTAAGGCCATTGACAATATTGCTGTGCATATCCCATCCACCATATTGAATGTTTACAAATTTTGCACCATTTTGAATAGCCCTTATGGCTGAGAGAGCGTCCTTGCCTAATTGATTGTCTTTGAATGTATCATACTTAGCATCCTCTTCTACTCGGAAAGTTTCTGCGGCCTTTCCAGTAATCGCAGTTACAGCTTGACTTTGGAATTCTCTCCAAGACATTCCTTGTCCACTTAATGGGGAATGATTCTCTATTAAGTCTAAAAGACTTTTTCTTTTCATGAATCTATCTTTGGGCATCTTGAGTTGCAAATCGCCTATACCCTCCTTGCTGGCCTCATAGCCCATATATTTTTGCCCCAGCCAAGCTGCACCATCACCTTCAATCTTATTCATTTTGATATATGTGGGCAAACCATGAAGGTGAGATACTGGCCCGTAGAAGTTTGCAACCATAGCTCCATAGCTAGGGTAGTTTTGAGCAGTGCCTCCTTGGTTTTTCTCCCCTCCAACCACCCAGTGTGTAGCTGTTTGATGACTGGAATCTTTGTGGGCAAAACTTCTGACGACATTTATCTTGTCAAATCTTTTTGCTACTTCTTTGAAAAGACCGCCTAATTTAACTGATGGAATTTTAGTATCAACAAATCCGGTGGTCGACCTTCTCTCAATAGGTGCGTTAGGAATGGGGTTAAAAGTTTCTATGTGGGTAGCCCCCCCGCCCATCCACAGAAAAATTACGCTATTTTCATTTTTACTCATTTTGGGGGTATAGTCATCAGCATATAAAACTGCAACGTTTTTATTAGCTAGAAATGCTCCTAGACAACCCGTTCCGTATGTTAGAAGTTCTCGTCTATTAAAATTTAAATTCAACATTTTGTTCTCCTCAAATTATTCAGGTTTTTCCTTGGTTTTGATTGGTTTCATGTCTCTGATTAGATGTGGGAATGCCTTGGAGCTTTCAGAATCTTTAGAGGCATCAGTTTTATGCTCAGAAGATTCATTTTCTACTTCCATGTTTTTAATGTATTCTAGCGTGGGCATTGGAGCATTAGGATCAAGAACCCATTCTATACCACGCAATTTAACCCATGCTTTCATACGTCGAACGGGAACAATCAAATTAAAAGTTTCACCAGCACCACGAACGAGCATTCCTACATATTTACCGTTAGTTAGAAACACTCCCCCTCCAGAAGAACCGGGAAATGCCGTGACCGTTGTCTGGTCAAAAACAGTACCATCTCCCGCCCCCAGATTCAACACACGCCCAACTTGAGACATAATTCCGGCAGTCATAGAATTAGCACCAGATTGTCCAAGTAAACTGCCTACATGAAAGAGGTTAGTACCAATGTCCACCGTTTTATCTTCTAGGTAGAATTCTGTATTAGCAGAGACAAAACCACGCTTTCTTACCATAAGAATGGCTAAATCTTCACCGTTTTCAGCATGAGAATACAAGATAACCTTGGCGTCCATTTTAAGCTCGCCCACTTTTCTGCCATTTTCTACCAATTCTTTTACTATTTGAGCATCTTGAAACTCTACGATAGTTTTAGGTTTACCACTCTCAATAATCTGACGTGTGGATCGTAGGTTATCCACTACGTGAGCACACGTAATGACAAAATTTATTTTAATTTTTTCGTCAGAACCCTCTTTTAATGCTATTTCTCTGGTGATGAGGACTCCAGACCCCTCAGAGAAACCAGACTTTATGGTCACGCTAATATCTTGAAGATGCTGTGCTACGCTTTGAGCATAAGCGATAGAGAGGGTAGATAAAACCAAGGCCGTTGATAAAGCTACCGAAAATAACTGTTTGACAAACATAATGTCTCCCTTTTTCTGTCGTTGGTTCTGCGTCTCCAACTAGGTTTTACCCCGGAGCTTCGTAAAAGCCTATATTAAATCCGGGGCGAGTACATGTATTAATAGTTTCCTGCATACCATGTTCCTTCAACTTCTTCTCTATATGTATACACATGTTTTGGTCTGTCCCCGGCCAATTGTTTTTGTAAAAATGACATAATCTTTGGCATTTCCAGTGAGTTCTGTTCTGAGATAGCAGTTTTGGGGCTTGATTTTGCTTAATTTCCTCAAACCTACTCTTTAGCATCCCTAAGAATCTCGCTTCATCCTTTTTTTCAAAGGGCAGACTAAAAGGCTGGGGGTCTATTGCCCCCTCTGTATCTTTGCAAAAGAAAATACTCATAATTCTATGTGGAAAATCTGGATATAGCTTAGAAACCGCATAGTAATAGAGAAGAAGCTGGGGATCGTTCATTAATTTGTTGAAATCCTTCTCTTCTCCCGTGGCCCAATCTAATCTCCTTCCCGTTTTCCAGTCAATAACTTCGATGGTATCGTCTGAAATTTTAGTTACAAGGTCAATAGTACCTTTTATAGCTAACTGCCCCTTGACAATCTTCCCGTCTGGCATTTTATATTCAAGCTTGGCCCAATCTTCTTCAATCGGGATATCAAAATGTGGCTCTGTTTCGTATATATCCCTATTGCGAGGATCAAATTGACCGCTGTTATGTTTTAGCATCAGCCAAGTTACCGTAGACATTTCCTTTCTGTCTGCCGGTTTCCATTTGTGCTTGGAATTTTTTCCGTATGATTTGTAACTTAAATCAGCTATGGTTTCTACACACTCGTCTGTATAGAGGGCATCCTTTGAAAATTTCACTTTCCCTACGGCGTCATCAGTTACCTTTAAATACTTCACACGGGGTTTGTCTTGCTGATATTTCTTAAGTCCAGCAAGAATTTCCATCACCTTGTGAACCATCGTCCCAAGCTCTGCCTTTTTACCACTGTCAGACTGATGACCAAGGACATAAGTAATAAAATATTGCATTTGGCAATAGTCGTAATTATTATAGCTTGAGCTTCTAACATACGTTACTAGCATTAATCCTCCAATATATTATGGTAAAATGATTTGACCTTAACCATGAGAGAATCAATATTCTCATTTTGATTGTCGAGAAAATGTTTGAATTTGTAATTATCAAGGGCGATTTCGCTAGAATGATTATCTTCAAAGACTTTTCTTGTCATTCTTGCTAATACTCCACCAGCTTCTTCAACAGCAACGGCCTCGTTGGGAAATCTAACGTCAGCTATAATTGCTAATTGAGATTGTTCTCTTTGGATTTTCTTCAGACAACTATTGACCCATATAGGACCATGTATCTTACGCATTACGTCAGTACCAAAGAATTGCATAAACTCTCTGGCAGTCATCGGACCCTCTCTCCAGTCCCAACCCTTCCTAGCGTCGAGTGGCATCTTCTTCATAAGGGTCATGTTCTGGAACCTTGGCATATTCTCCCAAAGCAAATGCTCTTGAACCTGATTCTTCTGCTCGTCAGTCCCCCAAACGCACTCGTGCGGAATATCAAATAGTTCAATACATATGTGTTTGAGGGTATTAGCAAAGCTGTATAACTTTACATGTGGCCACATGCTATGTTCTGCATATTCTATAAACGCAGGATCGTTACGAGTAGTGTCAAATTCTCCCCACCCCTCGTCACCATCGGCGTTGGTGGTTAATACCATCAATTCGCCATTTCCACCTATGTTATAATCCTTAATCATGCCGTATTTTTTAAGGACAGTCCCGTGCAGTATGTTGGCGGTAGTGTTCTTACCAGATTGTTTCCTTCCAGAAATTCCAACGATTTTCATTAATAGCACCCTTTTAAGTCTGATAAAATTTGTTGATTCAACTTTTCTGTAGACATGTCGCCTATGTCGTTTCTGGACATCTTCGGAAAGACTAGTTTAAATAGTCTACCCATATCTCGTTTGATTTTAATTTTAGCCTCGCGTCCTGCCTGATCGTTATCTGTTAATACTACTAATGTGGTGATACCACTCCTGACCAACAACATCCTTTGTGAACAAGAAATGTCTTTACCAAATAATCCCACGGCATTATAACACTCGGCTTCATGAAGTCTCCAAACATCTCCCTGACCCTCGACTAAGAACAGGCAATTCCATCGCTGTGCGGGACTAATTGCTTTATCATAATTATAAAGGTAGTTTGTTTTCTTTAAACCCTCTGAAAACAAATATTTGGGCTGTAGCCATTTCTTAGTAGCCCTCGCTATATATCCAACCGGTTCATTATCACAATGGATGGGTATAATTGATCTATATCTCATTGGACAAAATTTATCACAACAATCTTCCACACCAAAATGTCTCAAAGTTTCGCGT